AACGTTCTTCCGCCGAAGAAGTCATCTTCGAATTTCGCGTGGTTCACGAATCCCATTTTTCTTTATTCCCGTTTATTGATGTGGTTTTGGTTGTCAACATGCCCCTGAGCCGATAAGCCCAGGGGCGAAGATTGTCAGCTAAGACTAGGTGCGGTTTCCGAAGATACCGCGGTGATCGATGACGGCAGCAGCCATCGTTTGACGCACGTAGTAGTGGTACGTGTCGTTGTCCTTGTTCCATTCGCTTTCGAGGACTGGGGACTCTTCACCGTTGAGGAAGGTGATTTCCACGGTGTCGATCTGCGAGTTGTCGGCGATCGCGTACCAGTTGGTAGCACTGTTCGCGTCGAGCAGCGGGGTCGAGACGACTTGCAACGGACGAACGCCGTTCACGCCGTAGATGTTGACCACGCCTTCGTTGCCGTTGCTCTGAGCGTAGGACTGGCTGTTGACCAGTTCCAACGCGGTGCCAGAGTAAGCAAGCGGAACGAGCAACGTGCGAGGTTGCAGGTTCAGGTAAACGTCGCTCGACAGACCCTTTTGAAGGCCCATGAACTTGAACGCCTCGTTGAGAGTCGTTACGCCAGGAGCTGCAACAGCCACGCCAGTGATGTTGGTTCCGCTGGTGTGCGATGCAGAGAACAACGCAAAGCCGTCGGCCATCGTTGGGTTGGCGAGGAGTGCGTCGTAGACGACCTTCTCTTGAGTCCGGCGAGCTGCGTTTCCGTGCATGGCTGGGATTCGCGACAGTGCGTCGAGATCGTCGTTGATGACGGTTTCCCAGGTGACGGAGAACTTTTTGCCGAACTTCTCAACCTTGTACGATCGCTTGGAATCGCTGATCGATCCCTCTGGGTACGGTGCCCCTTCGGGAACCATTTCCAAGTTTGGCGATTCGCCAAGCTGGATGCGGTTGATGTTCTTGAAGTCCTCGACCGATTGAGCTTGGCGAGCCCAAAGCGACCAGGTGTACGGTGCTTCTTCGTAGGCGGCTCGCAACGTCTTTGTTGCTGCGTCGAGCAACAAGTTGGCAAACGATCCACTGGTGTGGTACGCTTCAGCCGAACGTCGAACGTTGAGCCGGTTGAAGGTGGGTTCGTGACCCATCGCCATCCGTGCGACGTCTTGGCGAGTGTATCGCTCTGGATTGATTCCCATTCGGCGAACGCACAGTTCGGCCAAACGGTACACGCCCAGGTTGCGGAATTGCTCCGCTCCTTGGACTTGTGGTGCCTGTCGCTTGACTTGGCCTTGGAAACATCGCTGGACGAGGCCAGCGGATGCGACTTCCATGAACTTGTCTTGCTCGGACACGGTGACTGCAATGCTGGAGCCTTCGATGGCTCCGCTTCCCAATGGTGTTTGAGCCATTCTTCGAATAATCTCCTGTCGGGCATCTGCAACAGAAACGTTGTCATCGATGAGCTTGTCTGCGAGTGCCCGATCTTGTCTCGCGAGCTTCACGTCATTGATGATGGTTTGGCGGCGGATCTTTTCGGCAGCGAGTTGGCGTGCAACCTCGGCCTTGACCGCTTCTTCTTGAGATGGTGCAGCGGCGACCATTTCGGCATCCGCTCGAACCGCTTCGCCCTCCATTGGTTTGTCTTCATACATCGATTCGATCTCTGGCATCTCTGGTGCCTCGATCGCTTCCGAGCCGGCTGCACCAGCAAGAAACGTGATAATTTGAACTGGATCGGTCATACCTTCCGGCACGCCGAGTTTTTGAACTGCGGCCATGAGTGCCTCGTCCATTCTCGTAATCCCTTCCCGGTCGCTAGACCGACGAACAGTAGAATTTGGATCTGCACCCGTTGCACAGATCGAAGCGTTGTGTGGCTCCCAAGCGGTGACAATCTCCGCCGGTCCATCTATCACGTTCCCACTCGGAGTCGTGTATCGTTGACCCTCTGGCACGTACTGTCGTGCGAGGATTTGTGCGTCAATGCTGAAGTCGTTGAGGTGTCCCTCGTTGTATCTGGTCGCGATCTTTTGGCTCTCGTCGTCGCTGGCGAACTCGGGGAGTCCAACGAGTGCATCGCCCTCGATCTTGATGGATCGGATTGAGCCGAAGACGTTTCGGACGGTCTGATCGTTGTGACTGTCGACGATCGGTAGCTGATTGCGATCCTGACGGAATCGGACTCCGTTCATGAGCAGTACTTGAGCAACCCATTGACGCCTGGCCTCGTCGTAGACCATGACAGGAGTTTCGGTGGCGATGACTGCCTTGCCGTCCTTGATGACTCCAAACTGTCGCTGGATGACCGGCGTTGGATCGTTCTTTGCGATCGCTTGTGCAATCTTCTTGCGACGGATTGCGTTTATTTCGGCAAGTGTCATTGAGGCACCTCGGCTGGCAGAGTGTCGACAGATCCATCCTTTGCGTCATCGATGAGTGCTTGTGCGTTGGCGTCGTTCATGCCGATCGATGACAGGAACACCTTGGCAGTTGCTTCGCCGATGACTCCGTTGGCGAGATCGTCCAGCGTCTTGGCGATCGCTTTGCGGTTGCGGTTGAACTGGAGAGTTGACAGGCCCATCATCTCGCCGCTTCCGATCGGTGTTGGCTCGCCGGGAGCCGCCATCGAGGATTGAGCCGCTGATACGTCGACCTGCTGCTGCTGCAAGGTCTTGAGCCCGAGCTGCTCCATGAGGCGACGCTCTTTGGATTGCTGGTAGAACACGGATCGCCATGACTTGCCACGCTGACCGAGTTCGGTCTGGTAGGTGGACATGAAGTTCTCGATCGCGTCCTTTGCAGCGGCCTGCTCGGATTGAGGATCGACCCATTCCCACTCTGGCGTCTGCCACTCCACCGGAACGGCTCTGCGACGATCACTAAGCAGATCGGCGGAGGAGGGGAACGCCGGCAGGGAGCTGAGTGCCGCGGCGTCGCAAAACGCGTCCCAGGTGGGTTGGAGGAAGTGCCGAATGAGGTACTGCTGCCAGCATCGGAATCGACGACGATCCTCAAGCTGGCTGGTTCTGGACGAGCTGTAGGATGTTTGGCTGTAGTCGCGAGCCACGGTTTCGTAGCTAAGTCCGGTTCCAACCGCGATGCCTCGGAGGATGAGAGCGATCCAAGGTTCTGCTCCAGCAGTCGGTCGGCCTGGGTTGATCCCTTCGACCGATTCGCCAGGCGACAATCGCACGATCTGACCTGGTTCGAGGTAATCAAGCTTGTTCCCGGCTGCGTCGACTGAATCTCCACCATCAGGATCGGACAGCGATCCGATGGGTGTTTCGGTTTTGATCGCAACCGTGAAGCAGGATGCAACCGCGGAGGCTTGGAGTTCGTTGTCAACGTAGGTGCCCAGATCGCGAATCCAGCTAAGTGCCGGTGCAAACCACGAGACGCCTCGGGTCTGGCCGATTCGATCGTGGCGGTACAGGTGCAGGATCTCGTTGGCTGGGATGCGCTCGGGTGTCCTGGTGAATGACCAAGGTTGGAGCGGGTGGTCCTTGTAGATCCAGTAAGCAACAGGTCGGCCAAGATCGTCGAGTTCGACGCCTCGGACGATACGGTTCCCAGTGGAGTTGTCGAGGTGTGCCGCGTAGTTGTCCTTGTCGCCGGCAAGTCGATCCGCCTCGATCAGTTCGAGTGCCAATGGGACTGGCCGATAGATGCCTCGGTATTCGCTAGATGGAAGTCGGACGATGCGGATGAGCACTTCGCCAGCTTCGACAATTTCACGCTGTGCCAGCGACTGCATCTCGTCGAGCGTGTACTGGCCGTTGATCTCGCAGACCTCAGCCCACTCCGACCAGATTTTGTCTCGCTCGTCGTTGATGGCTTCGACGTCGTCGCCCTGTGGTGTTTCAAACGTAGACTGTGCCTTGATGCCGCAACCGACGACCGACGAAACGATCGTATCAACGACGCCCCATGCGTAAGCGTTGTTGCGGACGAGATCGCGGCCCCATGCTCGAAGGCGATCGGCTCCGAACGGACCAAGCAGTTCCTGGTCGGCTGGGTTGTTCTTTGGGACTCGGTTGCTGCTGACTCGGGATGGCTCGGCTCCTTGATAGGAACGCATGAGTTTTCGAGCTTGCAAGCGACGGACGCCAGCGAGCGGATCGATGGCAGAAACGATTGAATCGATCAGTCCTGCGATCATCGGCGATGCCTCGACAGTTTGCCAAGGGAGAAACCGCCAGATCCGCTCTCTCGCTCAACCTGAGTCTGCAGCATGCGACGCTCTTTTAAGAGGCTCGCAAGGTCGAGTTTGGTAACGCTTCGCGATCCAATGGAATAAGACGACGCACCTCCGGTGAGAAGTGCTTCGATCGCAGCGTCGATTTGTACAAGAAGGCTTGCAGCAGATGCCATGCATCAAGGATCACATGGCATGCCTAGTACGTCTATTTGCAATTGCTATGCAGGTTGCAAACGTAGAAAAACTTTATCCTTCCTGTGCCCAGGTGTTGCCACACATGCCACACCGACAATAGCGAATTGATCCGTGTTTGCTGTACACTCGCACGTAGCTCTCGCCTGGCTTTCGACGCGTCACGCACAACGTGCAATCGCGTGGCATGAATCGACGAGGCTCAACGGGAACCTCGGCAACGAGTGCCTCGATCGTTTGCGTTTCTTGTGACTCCTGAGGTCGCTGTTTCTTCCTTGCCATCACCCTCTCCTCTTTGGTATCCAACCACCCTGACGTTGCTTGAATCGAGTTCCGTGCTGATGCCTGGACTCGACCGGCTTGGCTTGCTTCTGCTTCTCGGCTTGTTGCTTTGCCTGAATCTCGATCTCCGATGGAGCTATTAGCTTGACTCCGCACGCTTCACCGGCAGCTGCGGCCATGTAGGTAGCATCGAGCCAGTGGTTGTTGTCGTTGCGGACTGCCCAGTACTGCTTGGTTCCCTTGCCTTCTTTGAACTCGCTGACGAACTCCTCGGCGGTAATGTGCTGACTGTAGGACGCGTGCCTCTGCGATCCGTCGAGCGTGAACAACGACAGAGATCCTCGACGCAGCATGTTTTGCTCGTCAAAGGTCGGCGTCAGGAATCGCTCGTGGACGAACTGCTTCCAATAGGCTGTATCAAGTTCGTAAAGCCACAATCCAGCAGATGAGAGACGGCTGGCGTGCATGTTGGCACCGGCAATGATTGTGGCCGTGTTCGCCTTCTTTGGCGTGTAGGGTTGGTAACCCTTCGACGGATGGAACACCCCGCCAACCTCGCGGCAGAACTGATAAGCCGCGTTGGTAAACGATCCCGAGTCGACCATGCAAAAGTCCACCTTTCGCTCGGTTCCTGACCCGTCGACGAATTTCTTTTGGAGCAGTTCGTCCCGCCAGTTTAGCAAAGCGTTATAGATCGCAGGCTCAGACGCTTCTGCGTCCATCCCTTTGTCGGTTCCGTACACTTCAGCGACGCCGTAATCGACGACAACACCGCCGGCACCGTGCCACCAGGCCGTGACAACCCAATGGCATCGGTACTTGCCAAGGTCGATCGCTGCGGTGAGTGCTGTTGCGTTGATGGGTAGCTGACGTCTGGCAAGTCCGCTCATCCTGGATTGCACGATCGCTGCGGTGAGCCCAGCTCCGACCGGACCCGATTCCTCAGGAGGATCATTGTCGATCTCGGTCGCAACCGACTTAGGACCAACGTCAGCAACGCGGTTGTAGTAAGCGTGAATCGCAGAGAGCTCCAATGGCTCGCCATCGGAGTGCAGCTTGCGAGAATAGCTGTTCGGGTTGCTGACGACGCATCCCGCCTCGATGATCTTTCGGTTGTCACGCCAAAACCGATAGGCTTCGCGTGCGTCTGGATCATCGGGCTTTCGACTGCGACGCTGATCGATGTACTGCTCAACCATGTCCATACGGTCTGGAGGCTGGACCATCTTGCGGTATCGCTTGCCTCTCCAGGACGGTTTGATCTTAGGATCGGTAAACCGATAGGCGATACAACGTCGATTCTGGCAGGTACACAGCATGACGCGAGGGATTCGCTCGGCACTGGCACCCAGTCCAGCAATGTCCGCTTCAATCACTTCCTCGTTCTTGGCAATGAGCACATCGGATGCGGCGGCTTCGCGATCTTCGATGTCGTCGATGATTGCAAGCGTTGGACGCATCGATCGGAACTTGGTTCCTCGCACCGGACCATCGACTCCGAGGCAGTAGAGCACCTGGCCGCACGAAGCAGGAACCACGCTCTCAGGCCAGTCAGGACCAAGCTGCCAACGCCCGATTGTTGGGAATGCGATGTGATCCGCTGCAAGTTCGATGTTGGTATTGACGCCTGATACGGTCTGCATGCGTGCTCGACTGGACCATCCTCCAACCGCTTGCATCGGAATCCCGATCTCTGGATAGTCGGCAACGAATAGTTCGTTCTGTTGCAGTTGCTCTTTGATGTCCTTGAGTTCCTGCTGCGACTTTCCTTGGCTTTTGCCGATGACGACTGGGAATGTGCTCATCCCCATGACCATCAGGTAAAGTGCGGCTCTGGTCGCAATGGTTGTTTTTCCTTCTCCACGAGGACCAGCGATCGCTTGATCTCCACCGTACATCGCGGCATCTATGATGGATCGCAACATCGACTTCCTGTCACCTGTAAAAGCCTCGCCGAATTGACTTGAGAAGTAGGTTGCAAGCCACATCTCAGGATCTGTTTCGGCCTTTAGTCTTCGCTCGACGCTTGCCGGCGGAGGGATCTTGAGATCGCGTAGCGATGCTCGGCGTCGCTTCTGGTACTCGGCTTGCCTCTCCTGCTCGGTCGCCTTGCTCGCTTGGACTTTCGATGGCAATAGTTTTTCCAGCTCTGGAAGCAAGCTCAGATAGTCGCTCAGGTCCGAGGTGCTTAGCGATTGCAACCAATCTGGCTCGATGTTCGTGCTCATCGGATTGTTCAATCTTCTCCATCTCGATGTTTTGCTGATCTGCTGCAATCAACGCACGAGCTGCTGCGGTCTTTTCCCTGGGACTTGTCTCTGAGTCGATCAAGATCCTGCCAAGTGACTTTACGATCACACCCCTCATAGCCTCGGGGATCGGCCAGCGTTCTTTCAATGCCTTCTCCCATAGTCGCGTTTCTTGAATGCTCACTGCTCAAGCACAGCCTTGTTCCCGGTTAATGTTTCCCAACGCTTGACGATTACGTCGCAGTACTGCGGGCTGATCTCCATGCCGTAGCACTTGCGACCCAGTTGCTCGGCGGCGATCAGAGTGGTGCCGGAGCCGCAGAATGGATCGTAGACATTATCATGATTGTCCGTAAACGCCTTGATAAAAAATGATGGCAAGCCGACTGGAAAGCTCGCAGTATGTCCGCCACGCTCTTCCTTACTTGCTCTAGCAGAAACGGCAACAACATTAGAGGGTAAGGCCATTCCTTGCATTCGCGGCCCGACCTTGGATGAATCTAAATAAGACCCCCCACTTGTATTGTCCATTACTCCGCCGCCTTGAAAATAATCATCTGTTGGCGTTTTCACATTCTCGTGTCGCATTTTTATTGATGAGCCAATTGAGAAATGGAAAACTGGTTCAAAACCATTTTTGAATCTATTTGGTTGAAACATTGGAACGCCGGGTCGAGTCCAAATAAACTCGTCGATAAAACGCCATTCCCATGACCTGACGTGGGCTAGCGTCAAATCCTTAACGTACAAAGACCGCTGACCATCTTCGCAGTGCTCTTTGATATTTACAAACCATGACCCATCCTTTGCCAAATGCTTTTTGACGTTTGCAGCAATCGGCTCAAACCACTCAACAAAGTCATCTGGAGGTATAGGCTTAAATCCACTCGATTCGTCGTACTTGCGTTGACTGGCATACGGTGGACTTGTAAACGCAATGTTTATTTCTTTTCCACCCATCAGCCGCTCCACATCCTCCGCCTTCGTCGAGTCGCCACACAGCAACCGATGCTCTCCAAAAATCCACAAGTCGCCTGGCTTAGTAATCGGATCGACTGGCGGTTCGGGTACGTCGTCCTCTGTGATCTCAGGATCGTCCTCGGATAGAGCAACCATCGCTTCGATCTCTTCCGCTGTCCACCCTGCCGCTAATGCGATCTCTTCCGATTCCGTCAGCAAGCCATTGAGTTGAGCCGCTAAAACGTCGTCGTCCCACTCGGCTAGTTCTGCTGTCCGGTTGTCTGCGATAGCGTAGGCGATAGCGTCAGAGCCCTCCAATGAAGTCTTGACGCAGTCGATAGAATCCCAACCTAGACGACGTGCGGCTTCAAGAGTCCCGTTGCCAGCTCGCACGATATTGTTGCGATCAATGACGATCGGCTTCTGCTGTCCGAATCTTCGGAGACTTGCAATGATCGCTTCAATGTTTTTGTCGTTGTGTTTTCGAGCGTTGGCAGGATCGTTAGAAAGCTCCGCGATCGAACGACGCTCGATCTGCAAAGTTCCCCCCAACCCCCCCTCAATGTTTTTCTGCTTCGCCATTCGGACTAACTTTCTTACAAAAAACTGGGATGGTTTCCCC